ATAGTTAAACTATTATACGCAATGACATGGAAAGCGTAGAAAGACATATCGAACAAGATAAAAAAATACTAGATGACCCCACAGTTTCTGCACAAGCAAGAAGACATGTTGAGGATGAATTAGATGCTCTTGAGAGGTGGATAGAAACTCACCCTAATGATAATCATGACCCAACTGGTTTGGAACTATATTGCAATGATAATCCAGACGCCCTCGAATGTAGAATGTACGACGACTAATGAGTGAAGGAACTTTATTTAATCCGGGATTTTTAGGTGGCAGTTTCCTCTGGTGGGTAGGGCAGATCGCTGATGACTCCACTTGGAGAGATAACATATCACCAGGAATTCATAAGAGTAAGGGATCAATTCCTGGTTGGGGAAGAAGATATAAAGTCCGTATTATAGGACTTCATGATCAGGGCGAAACATCTATTCCCTCTGATCAGTTGCCTTGGGCACAAATCATGTATCCTGTTACGGCAGGTGGAGGACAAACAAATTCTGGACAAACCCCAAATCTTCGTCAGGGGATGATGGTTTTTGGTTTCTTTCTAGACGGACAAGATCAACAGGTCCCAGTCATCATGGGAGTGCTTGGAAACAATGAGCAGACTGAACTTTCTACTAAGATTGGCACTAATAATGTTACAAATGAAAAAGCAGGAAGTCTTGCGACAAGTGGTTATGCTGAAGGACAACAACCAAAAAGTAGAGAGACTAAAGAGCAAGTTCCAGATAAAGGAAAAGAAGTAGAGAAACCAAAAACAGCAGAACAATCAGGGGAATGTGCTGCACCGCCACCTGGAGTAGAAGTAAATAAAAATGGACTAAGACCAGATCTACCATTATCAAAACAACAGTTTCAAGATCAACAGAGTGCAAGAGCCACTGCTGATGCGAGAGGACTTACTGGAGCTGCGAGAGATGATTTTATCCAACAATCAGTTGCTCAAGGAATAAAAGATAGATGTGCTGCAGCAAACTCTCCAGGATCTCCAACTGTTCCAGGAGCAACGATTGAGGGTGTTACTTCAGTTCACAAGATGAATGCCGCTCATGTAAAGATAGAGGATAAACTTAGAGAGAAAATTCCTCTAATGAAACCTGATGATAAGGTTGGATCAGCACTAAAATCCATTCAGACGGTCATTGATAATATTACACAGAAGATTGACAAGTATATGAAAGCAATTAACTCTTATATCGAGGCAGTGTCTAATACACTCTCAGATATACAAGGTCTCATTGCTTCAGCTGCTAGTGAAATTTCCAAATATATGAAAGTGGTCTTTGATAAAATCATGGAGTATGTCTTAAAATTACTGAATAAAACGCTATCGAAAGTAGTTTCTGCCATGCCATCTAGTTTAAGACATTTATTTGGTGATATGAAGGAAATACTTACTGAACTTGTTCTTTGCCTTTACGGTAAGATCACTGGTGCTTTAAGTGGAATGATGGAGGGTTTACTTACCAATGCAATCAATCCTGATGAATTGCAAAAAAAGGCAGAGCAAGCACAGCAAGTTGGAGCTGCATCAACCTCACCAGCAGCATCACCATCTGTCCCTATATGTTTTGCAGAGGATCTAGTTGCTGACGCAATCTTTGCAAACAAAGATGCAATTAATGATGCCAATGATGCCATCGTTGATAATGTAAATGCTTTCCTCGATGATATTCAAGGACAGATTGCTGGTGTAAGTGGATCACTCTCAGATATAACCTCTTCGATTGGAAACATTAGTGGAAGTATTTCATCTGCATTGAGTTTTGACAACTTAAAGTTAAATGCTTTTGGTTGTGAGTTATCTCCGAATAAGGCAGTCTCAGATTTTTACACATTCGCAACAGGTGGGGCAGCAGCACCAGATAAACAAGCACCTAGCACAGAAAATATTGATCAAGCAGTTTCTAATAAAACGACCGTACCAGAAACTAAACCTAAAACTGAGTTTGCACAACCAACAAGGGCAACTGAAAATTTAAATATTGGAGAGTCTAATGCAGAAACAAGAGCAGCTGCAGCACAAGAAAGAGATTTAACACTTTTCTAATAAATATCACTATGAAGAAAAAAGATAAAAGCAACGACTAATGGCTTCTTTTAATATTTTTGGATCACCAACAAAAGATAGTGTGAGAGTTGGATATATATCAACTGATAGGGGGTATGTGGAGGATGTAACGATATGTGATGCAAATAAATATGCTCAAAAAAATCCAGGAACTCAATTCATATTTAAAACAAGAAATATTATCAAGTATTTAAACATCAACGAGGTCAATAAACTTACTCCTAATGATGCACTTGAAAAAGAAAAATCTTGTGAGGGTGTTGTAATTGAGAAAAAGTGTGGTCCAGCAGAAGCACTTTTCTATGGTGGTGGTGGCGTTGGTGTTGTGGGTAACCCCATCATTGGATCTGATGGAGCTGTGCTCGCTGTTGATTTAGTTTCTGGAGGATTTGGATATCAATATCCACCAATTGTAGAGGTAAAAGATAGTTGTGGCATTGGCGCAGGTGCTGTTGTCACTGCTGTCCTCGGAGAGATAGTTGAGACCGTTGAATATTATGATCAAGAAGGGGACTTTGAGGACTATAATTTTGATTTATGTCCCCCAGAAGCCGCGGGATATGGATTAAGATATGGTCCTGGTGGTGAAGTTCTTGGGGAATGGGATCCTACTTTATATGCTACCCTGAGTAAAGATCCCATACAAAGAGAAATTAAAGAATATCAAGACTTTTTACAGCAGCTACAAAAACCTTGGTGGACAACGAGAAAAGAGCCTCCGTTAAGAGTTACATCTGCTAATAGAACAACCAGGGTTAAACACGATGTAACTTTTCCAGCATGGAGTGACTTCTTAAATCAGTTTGCGATATCACCTGTTCCACCATCAAATGCTTCAGGTAGTGATTTTGCGGGTCAAGAGTTTCAAATGGAATGGGAGGAGGAATTTCCATATACTGGTGAATATGTTTTTCGTGCTCAAGCAGACAATATTGGAAGGTTTTACCTTGATAACGATAAATTAATTGAGACAGTTGAATTTAAACAGGATCAAACACCAAAACTTGCAAAGAAAACTGTCACTGCTGGAGTTCATAGAATTCGAATTGACTTATATAATGAACCGCAATATGAAGTGATTACAACACAACCTCCACCACCTCCACCTCCACCCCAACAATCTTTTAATCTTAAGACAGAATATACCGGAGTTAGAGATGTTCCTGTTACTTTTAAAGCAGGTATTTATAAGATAGATGCAGTCCTCACCAACCAAAAAAATCCATCTGCAATTGCAATCGTTATAAAAAATAAAACAGATGAAAAAGTAGTTTTTGATAGTTTACAGAGTGTTCAAGCTGCAAGTCCAACACTTTTGCCCATGTCGCAGGACACTGAAGCGCATTTTAACCAGTTAAGCACTGCTGATGCATATAAAGATGGATTTCTTGTAAAAAGTGGAGTTTTTCCAGAGAACGTTCAGTCATTCTCAACAACCCCAATCGTGTGGGGTAATGTAACCTTTGATAAAGATGATGATTATTTAATCTCTGTTTGTGTTGATGATAGCGTGGATATGACCATCTCTTTAATCAACGCACTCTCCACTGCAGATCCACCTCCCCCACCTGCTCCAGAATCACAATCATCAACACAAACGGATGAAACTCAAGTAAGAAAGGTTTTTAATACAGTTGATTATATTGATAAAGCAGATAGAAAACTCTGGAGATTAGATCCAAGAGCAGGCAGAGATGCTGAATTTATAAACCAGTTTGGTATTCTTCCCTTTGACCCAAACTCAACTGAGGCACAAACAGAAAGTTTTGCTGGAACTCATGTTATTCGCTGGGAAGCGATAGATTTTCCAGTTGATGGTAACTATAATATTGAAGTTATGGTTGATGATGACGTGACACTTTATATTCAAAATACAGCAGGTGGGGATGAAGTCATCATCAATAAAATAGGATACAGTAGTCCAGGAAAGAGCACGGGTAAAAGTTTAGAAACTAGATTTTTTCAAGAAGGAAAATATGGAATTAGAGCAGAGTTAACACAGATTAATGTTGGACCATTGGCAGAAGGAAATCCAATGGCTCTTGCGGTGAATATTGAAGTATCTTTTACGCAGAAAACAGTAATTTCTGCAAGATCTTGGAATGAAAATCCAATGGGAGCAACGCTTACGATTGATGCACCATTACCTCCAATTCCACAGGAACCAATCCCACAACAAGAAGGTAGATGTCCCAGAAATCCAATGTGGACTACACGTTTTCCAGGTGGGAGTGAGAGTTGGTGGCCTGTTAACTATACAAATCCAAAAGGAGAGTCTTGGAGTGCTTTTACAAATAGATTTGCCATCTCACCCGTCCCACCACTATCAACTCCAGGAAGTGACTCTGGTGGAGTTGTGTACAGAAATTCCTGGAATGTAGACTTTCCTTATGATGGGTTCTATGCACTTAAAGCAACTGTTGATAATGCTGGTAGAATTT